CGCCTTTGCGATTTGAACGAGGCCCAGGTGCTGACGCTGATCGAGGTCGCGGTCGGCGCCTTTCAGGACGCCATGCGGGCCAGCGCCCGGCAGGAAATCGGGGAGATACCCTTCTGATGCTGGATTTCAACAGCCGCAGCCAGGCAGGCCTTGTGATCAACGCTGCGATTGATACCGCGCTGGAGCAGGAGAACGCTGCCCAGGCACCGCGTCGCTATCTGGGTGGCTCGCGCCTGGGCCATGCCTGTGAGCGTGCGCTGCAATTCGAATACCTCCAGGCGCCCAAGGATGAAGGTGCGGGCTTTGACGGCAGGCTGCTCCGCATCTTTGCCATTGGCCATGTGCTGGAGGATTTGGCGGTGGCCTGGCTGCGCGGTGCGGGCTTTCAGCTGTTCACGCGCAAGGGTGATCAGCCCGAGGCACCGCAATTCGGCTTTTCCATCGTGGGCGGGCGCATTCGCGGCCATGTGGATGGGGTGATCGCCGGCGGGCCAGCCATTCCCGGCATGGCATTCCCCGCGCTTTGGGAATGCAAGACCATGAACGCCAAGACCTGGCGCGAGACCGCGAGCAAGGGTGTGGCGGCCGCCAAGCCCATCTATGCCGCGCAGATCGCGATCTACCAAGCCTATATGGACGCGGCCATTCCAGGTGTTGCGGATAACCCGGCGCTGTTCACCGCCATCAACAAGGATACCGCGGAACTGCATCATGAATTGGTGCCGTTCAACGCCGAACTGGCGCAGCGCATGTCAGACCGCGCGGTGCGTATCCTGCGGGCCAGTGACGCCGGCGAATTGCTGCCACGTGTTGCTACGACCTCCGATCACTTCGAATGCCGCTTTTGCCCCTGGGCAAAGCGCTGCTGGGACCAGTCGGCATGATGCGCTGGGATGATTTCAACGATGCCGCGCCGGTGCTGGAGGACCGACTTCCCGACGCTGGGCAATCGATCGCAACACCTGCCGCACCGGATTTGGAACAGATCGCCTGCTTTCTGTCGGTGGCCTTCAGCTATTGCGAAGGGCTCATCCCGGTGCGCGGCTTTGTCGATCAGGGGCAAGGGCTGACGATCAAGCCGCACAATATCTGGATCCCTGCCGATGCGACGGCGCCGGAATTGCTCGCCACCTATGCCAGCTGGGCCGCGCGCGAAGGTAGCGCCGTTTATGTCATTCCCGGCACGGTCGCAGAGCATGGCCAGGCCCGCGCCGAGCATGTGCTGCAAATGCAGGCCGTGGTGGTGGATCTCGATACCGGGGATATCGCGGCGAAGCTCTCCCACCTGTTGCAGCACCTTGGGGAACCGACGCTGATTATCGAAAGCGGTGGGCGCACCGCCGAAGGTGCGGCCAAGCTGCATGTCTGGTGGAAACTGACCGAACCTGCAGAGGGGGCAGAGCTTGCGCGGTTTTGCGCCTTGCGCGGTGAGATCGCCGATAAGGTTGGCGGCGATCCGCATTTCCGCTCAGCACACCAGCCTATTCGCGTTCCCGGCACGGTCTATCGCAAGGCGGGCGTGGAGCGCATCGTGACCATCCGCGCCCAGAACCCCGAGCGCGAGTTGGACCTTGGCGACTTCGCCGAGGCCATTGCCGCCATGCCCTTTCTGCCGGGCCAGGATCGGCCACAGGCTGGCGCACATGCCGATAGGCCGGGGCTGGGCGCCATACTCACAACACCCGTGCGCGAGGGCGCCCAGGACGCCTGGACGCGCTTTCAGGGTGCCAGTGCCGCCATCGGTCATTTCATCCGCCAGGTGCATGAAGGCCGCATGACGCCGGACGAGGGCTGGGAAGCCATCTGCGGCTACAACGCCGCCTGTCTGCGCCCGACATGGCCGATCGAACGGCTCAAGGCCGAGGCTGACGCCATTTGGGCCCGGCATGTCACGCGTAATGGGCCCGCGACGCTGCGTGCCGAGGCACTACCAGCCGAAATCGCATCCTACCCGCTTGGCGCCCTGCTGGATGATACCTCGCCCATGCCCGATGACCTGATCGGGCCGCGCCTGCTGACGCCGGGCGGGATGCTGGTGCTGGGCGGCGCGCCCAAGGTCGGCAAATCCGATTTCCTGATCAGCCTGTTGATCCATGCCGCTGCCGGTGCGCCGTTCCTGCGCTTTACCGCGCCGCGCCCCTTGCGGGTTTTCTATCTCCAGGCGGAAATCCAATACCACTACCTGCGCGAACGCTTGCAGCAGCTTCGTCTGGATCCAGCGATCCTGGCCCGCGCGCGCGATACGCTGGTGGTTACGCCAAAGCTTCGCATGCTGCTCGACGAACAAGGCGTGCCACTTGTGGCCGCCGGCATCCGCAGCGCTTTCCCCGATGCACCGCCCGACATCATCTGCATCGACCCCATCCGCAACCTGTTTGATGGCGGCCCCGAGGGTGAAGGCGAGAATGATAACGGCGCCATGCTGTTCTTTCTGCAAAGCCGCGTCGAGGCACTGCGCGACATGGTGGCGCCGGAGGCCGGCGTTATCCTGGCGCACCATACCAAAAAGCTCAGCAAGCAGCAGGTAAAGGATGATCCTTTCTTGTCGCTCTCCGGCGCCAGCGCGCTGCGCGGGTTCTACACCTCCGGCATGATCCTTTTCCGCCCGGATGAGGAAAAGACCGGGCGCGAATTGCATGTCGAACTGCGCAATGGGCCAGGGATCGCACCGCTATTGGTGGACAAGATCGGTGGCCGCTGGGTGGAACTGGATCGCCACAGCGAGCGCCTGGTCAGGCAGGAAATAGGCCGCAAGCTCGATGCGGAAAGGCTGCGCAAGCATGATGTGATCCTTGGCGTCCTGCTCGATGAAGCGGCCGAAGGACGTCTCTATTCCATCATGCAGCTGGCCGAGAAGTTCGAGAACACGCTCGGCCTCGGCAGCAAGCACACAATCCGCGAGCGCCTGAGCGTGCTCGCCACCAAGGGCTTTGTGAAATTCCGCCGCGACGGCAGCGAGTTCGGGCTCGAGGTTGTCAGGTCGCGCTTTGGCTACCTCTGCGTCGAGGGCATGACCTTTGGCCCGGATATCGAAACGGTGGATCCCGAGACCGGTGAGGTGACCACCTGCGCCCGCCGCGTCCTGCCCAGCCACTTCAAATGCCCCCAATCCGGCAACTGCCTGGACGTCGAAAATCCGGAAATCTGGGTCTACCCGCAGGGGGTTTTGGACGACCTAACTCCTCCCGAAAATGACCTAACTCCTGAGGAGTTAGGCCTAACTCCTCACTCCTCCCGAAAAATAAAATCATGAAATCAATAGCTTGCGAGGACAGAGGAGTTAGGGGCCTAACTCCTCAAATTTCCCACCTAACTCCTCTTTTTTGTAGTCTTAGCAACAGACTTTCGCATTTGGAGGAGTTAGGTGCTTCATCACCCCCCTACGGGGGGTGTGCGTGCGCGCCAACAAAGGCGCGCGCACACCACACCCGGGGGGCTAGGTCGCGCGCCCGAGGTCCCCCTCCCAACACCCCATCCCCAAAGCCGGGCAGCGACGGTGTGCTCCGCCAAGAACTCCACCGCCGCCGCCCTCACCACAACCATCCCCATCAGGAGACAATCATGGCTCTCTCGACTCTCCCCATGTCCGCGGCGCTGGCAAGCAGGCCGCCCATCATTTCCGACTGCGATGTCGGCACCGCACCACCACGGGCCGTCCTGGCGCTCGATCTCGGCACCACGACCGGCTGGGCGCTGCGATCAGGCGACGGTGCGATCACCTCTGGCACCATGACCTTTCGGCCCAGCCGCTTCGAGGGCGGTGGCATGCGGTTTCTCCGCTTTCGCGCATGGCTGACCGAGGTCACGCACCTCGCCGGCGAATTGTCTCAAATCGCATTCGAAGAAGTGCGGGCCCATGCAGGTACTGACGCCGCACACCTCTACGGCGGCTTTCTGGCCCACCTTTCGGCGTGGTGCGAGGAACGCGCCATCGCCTACCAGGGCGTCCCCGTCGGCACGATCAAGCGCTACGCGACCGGCAAGGGAAATGCCGACAAGGCGGCCATGATCGCTGCCATGCGTGCTCGCGGCTTTGCGCCGGCGGATGACAACGAAGCTGACGCGCTGGCCCTGCTGCTCTGGGCGACGGACGCTGAGGGAGGCCGGGCATGAGCCATCTTGTGAATGCGCGCCCGACCGATCAGCTAAGCGCGGAAAGCGCTGCCTCGGGCGCCTTGTCCAAAATCCTGAGCAGCGCTTTGGCCGGACCCGCCGGCAAGCGCTTGCCCTGTTCCCAATTGCGCACCGTATCGACCGGCACACCAAGCCGGGAGGCAAAATCAGCCTGCGTCAGCCCGGTGCGCCGACGCACGCGCCGCGCATACAACGCGGCATCCTGCGCCCCTGCGGCATCATCCTCGGCCGCCTGGCGCTTCAGGTCAGCCTCGGTCGTGGCATCAACCCTGCGGGCATCAATCTGCCCCGCAAGAGGCTTGCCGGCTTCAAGCTTCACGCGAACCGTCGCCATAGCGAGATACCTCCTTCGCATTTGCCTTGCGGGCGGAAATGATGCGCAACGCATCCCCGCGCGGCGTGTAGACGACCAGGAAAAGACGCGAACCGATGCGGCCAAGCGCTCGGAAGCGCGGCTCGCCATAATCGAAGCGATCGTCGCGTTCGATCAGGCGATCCGGATCGAGAAAAACCTGGATCGCATAGGCGAAGTCAAAACCGCGCCCAGCAAAACAGGCTTCGCTCTTGGCGTCGTCCCACTCGAAATCCATCACCACCATATAGGCCAGAGGACGACAAAACCCAAGCCCTATTTCCAACCGGGATGGGGAGGTCGGGCATGAGCCTGCACGGCGCCCCGATGCTCGCGCAGAACCTGATCACGCGCCTGCGCAGCACCACCAACGAAGCGGAATTGAACGCCATGCGCGCGGCCGCATGGCACCGGCATGGCGTCGCCAGCATCGCGGTGGATGACATCACCGATCCATGGCTGCGCCAAGCCATCACCAACGAAGCCAATCGCCGCTGGGGGCGGCGCAATGGAGGAAACAACCATGGCCGCTAAGCGCAAGACCAAACATCCCACCAAGCCGCGTGAGGATTTGTCAGCGCCGTCCAAATGGCGCTTGCAGCATGGCGATGTCGGCGCACCAATCCGCGACGCAGATCCGGAGACGGGCACTCCGGTCCGGCACCGCCGCGCCGTGGATACACTCGGCATGATGCTGTCCAACGGAACCGTCACGCCAGAGATGCACGAGGCAGGCTGCATCTTCCGCACGCTATTTCGCAGTGCTG